CAGAGTAATTAAAAAACAAATGCTTAACACTCTAGATTTTTCTGGTGATGCTGTTACCTTCCTTGGTTTGGTTGGTGTTACTAGCACTTTTATTATTCTTGTCACTGTTTTTCGTCGTTATTTCAATAGTCCTTATATCAAATGAACTACAAATCAATTCAAGAATACGAAAAAGATCTCAAAGACGCAAAGAAGAAATATGATAAACTGAGCAAGCAAATTAGGAAATGTAAGTCTGAATATCAATATGAAATTATGTGTGAAGATCTTGAAGATTGCAGGCAAGATGTAATTGAACTGCAACTTATCATCAAAGATCTACGCAATCAAAAGAAACTTGCTGAAATTGATGCTTAAGATGTGACACTTGTAGAACTGGCACACAACCACTTGATTTTCTAGTGATTGTGTGCTATCATATATTCATGAACAAAATTGAAATGCAACTTCAAAATCTTAATTCAGAACTGATGAAACAATGGTTTGAGAGTAGTTGTGACATTTGGGCAAATCATTATAGTTTTTTGTTAGGTCTTCCTTGGAACACAGAAGCAGATAAAGTGTGGTACAGGGAACAAATCAACATGAATAAGATTTATGATGTTTGATAACATGTGGAAAGGTATTTTTCTTGTGGTTCTACTACTTGTTGGTGATCCATTTGTTACCCTGAAAGCACAGACAGTAGATAATACTGATGTGCCACCTGTAGAACTGGCACATAACACTCCCAAATCCTGAGTTTATGTGCTATGATGTATTATATCAACAGTTGAGGGAACATGATTGACACTTGTAAATTACATGATGATCTAGAAGATTTTGCTCAGTATTTGGGTGTTGATTATGATGATTACTATGAATTGATCTATAATCTTCCTGATGAAGATGAAGATATTCAAATAGGTCTTACTGATTGATTATGGGAATGTGTTTGCCCTAAAAGTTACACATCATTCACATCACTTTGCTTTTTTATTATGTCTACTGAACTGATGATTGCTGCTCTTCGTCGTGGTCAAACTGGTAGTGAGATTCTTTCCATTCTTGATGCTATCACCAACAGTGATGATATGATTAGCACTGAAAGTGTGGTCGCAGAACCTACTTCTGAATGGATTGATTTCTGATAATAAATAGGGGCAATGCCCCTTTATACTTGGGCACATAGTTAAGAGGATATAACCTTCGCCTTCTAAGCGAATGTCCCTGGTTCGATTCCAGGTGTGCCTGTTATACTTAAGAACAATGAACACTCCAAATTGGATACACAACTCAGGTAAACAAAAGAATACTAAAGGCACTTGCAAAGGTAAACTAAAATCACGCAAGCAAGCACTTAATCATATCAAACAGAAATATGAGGTAAAATGATACATTCACACTCATTACAAACATCATCTGCATTTGATAGAATTGAGGATGCTTTACTTGGAAAAACTGATGATGATTTAACTGAACTCATAGAAGATCTTGAGTATTTGTTATACAAAGCAAAAGACATTCACAACACTGCTGCATCATTTGCAGATGGGTCTGATTATGACCCACAAACATATTGTCCCATCAGAAACTAAATGATTGAACTTCTTGCTTCTATTGCTATCACAGCATCTCAGCAGTCAGAAGAAGTAAATAAGTTTTGCTCTTATGTTGTAGGAATAGAATATGCAAGTGATAATTTTACAGATGAAGAATGGGATAGATTTGTATATTGTAGAGAACACCTGAAGGTGGACAGTTGACAAACTGCCACAATACCCCTTGATTTTTCCTGTTGTCTGTGTTATGCTGTAAGCATGATGAAAAACACCACTTTGAACACTGAACAAATTATTGATAAGATTGAGCAGTTCTGTGATGTTCTGCGTACCAATTATCAATCTTCTTGTATTGATCGCCATAGAGAATACATTGCTAAAGGTGAGAATGTAGATTGGCACAAAGAACAGATTGATAAACTGTGCATGGGTGAAGGTTTGGATGAATATACCTATGAGAAAGGTAGAAAGTATGCAAGGATTGTACATCTTGCTGGTCCTAGTAAACAACGCAGTGCTCATGCTTTTGTTGATTTGAATACTGGTGATGTTTACAAATCTGCATCTTGGAAATCACCTGCTAAAGGTGTGAGGTATAATCTCATGGATGAAAAGTCTTGTGAAGAAATGTACAAACGTGCTGATTGGGCAGGAGGTTATCTTTACAAATGAAACCTGCACTATTCTGTATCATCTGCCTGTGTATTGCATTTATTGTTAATGCAAATGCAGACAAACAGATGCACCATGATACCCAAAAAATGGTGTATCAAAGTTATACCATGTGACACTTGATGAACTGACACACACATGCTTGACTTTCTTGTAAATCTATGGTATCATACATGTATGAAAGATAAGTTTATGACTGATTCCACTCTTGATCTCTTCTGTCAACATGAAGATGCACAAATGGCAGAAGAATATGCTATGGAACTTGAAGCAAAAGCAGCAGAATTAGAAATTACTGTTGACTATTATATTGCTGAGTTCCTTTGATCATTAACAACAACACAAACATGCTGACTATTTCTCAACCTTTCAAGCACCTTAATCTGCCCAAACTTGCAGACATTCCAACTCAAACTGTTAATGGTTCTCGTAAGTATTGTGTGAATGGCAAACTGTTGCCTTCTATCACTTCAGTTACTTCCTATCAGACTCGTCATAGTATCAATGAATGGAGGCAACGTGTAGGTGAAGAAGTAGCAAATAAGATCAGTCAGTTTGCATCTACCAATGGCACTAAGTTTCACAGTATTGTGGAACAATATGTGGATAATTCTATTGACTTTGTAGAATATGAAGGCAATGAGAATTATGAAGTTGCTCTGAAATTGTTCAATCAATTCAAGCACTTGCTTGACATGATTAACAATGTTCACTATCAAGAATGTGCATTGTATTCTGAACAACTTGGCATTGCTGGTCGTGTAGACTGTATTGCAGAGTTTGATGGTAAACTGTCTATTATTGACTTCAAGAGTTCTTCTAAACCAAAGTATGAATCTCAGATCCTTGGTTATTTTGTGCAAGAGACAGGTTATGCTAAAATGTATGAAGAAATGACTGGTCGCAAAGTAGAACAAATTGTTACTCTGATTTCTTGTCATTCAGGTGAAACTCAGGTGTTTATCAAGAACCCTGATGATTATGTTGACACTCTCAAGCAATATATTGTAGAATACAACAACAAAAGTAACTGAAATGCAAACCTGGAAGTGCATGGTAAGAATGCCATCTAACTTCATTCAAAATATTGAAGTTGAGGCATATACATATGATGATGCAGTTGCTATTGCAGAATCTTCTACTGGTGGTGAATGTCTAAATGCTGCTGCACAATGGAGGGCAGCATTTAGTGATGACTCTGATGATTCTTCCTCTGATGGTGGAATTGATGGAGGTGCTATCTTAGCACTTCTAGCAGTTGTTTTCTTGGTTGCTGCATGGAAATATATACTAATCATAGGTGGCATTTCTTTAGTCATCTGGTTAGTGATTAAATACTCTCAGGAGTAACTTTTTTTGCCTCTGTAGCTCAGTGGTAGAGCAATGGTTTTGTAAACCATTGGTCGCAGGTTCAAATCCTGTCGGGGGCTTTATACAAACTCAATACAAGTAAGTTATACCATGTGCCAGTTGTAGAAGTGGTCGCTATATTTTCGCAAATGACCAAATCCATGGTATGATACATGTATCAAAGTTGAGAAACACAAATGGATCAAATCTTTCACTATCACACCAACTGGAAAGAAGGTAAAGTGAATCAAATGTGGATTCAACAAGTTGAAGACAAGTTTGTTGCTATTGCTTACAATCCTGAGAAGAATGTGAGTATGGTGATGTCCAAACCTCGCACCAGTTATGATGAAACTCTTAAGTGGGTTCGTGGTTGGTGTGGTACTTTCTGTGTTCTTCCTGCCTGATTGATTATGACTATCCTAGCAACTGACATTCTCCTGCTACTCAACAAAGTACAGGAACTTGGTGCCACTTATAACATCAATCAGAATGATGATGGGTTTATTGTAGAAATCCGTTATAACTGGTGGGATGATAATGAATGGTATTCAAATAAACTTTTCATCACAAATGAGAGTGAATCTACTTGGCAAGAAGGTGATTATGAGTTTAGCAATATGATGACTATTATTGATGAGAAACTGGAAGAACAAAGGCAAAAAGAAGAAAAGGCACAAAAGCGTAAAGAACTCATCAATTCTCTCACACCTGAACAACGTGAACTTTTGGGAGTTTAAGAAATGAAAACATTCATTGCTGGTCTTGTTATTGCAACTGTTGGGTTCAGTGGGGTAGCAAACATCCTAGACATTGGACTCAACATTGTACAAACTCATGCAGATCAACTGAATACACAACTATCACAACTTAGGACAAATCAGTGATAGTATGTGCCACATGTATTAGTGGCACAATACACTTGACAAATCCCCAAAAATGTGCTACGATTGCAATATGCAAAAAAACAAAACTTTCTCAAAGGTCATTTACAACATCTCCAACCCTAAGTGTGTTGTTTTTGATCTAGATGCAACTTTGTGCCATCATGGTACACAAACTGGGTTTGATGAGTGTGATCAATTCCCTGCTATTGATGCTGTAGTTGATGTTGCTAAACACTGCAAATCTAATGGATTTGATTTAGTAATTGCAACTGCACGTCCTGATCTGTATGCTGAAGGCACAGGGTATTGGTTGCAACAGCATCTCCCAGAGTTTGATGCTCTCTACATGAAGAACTCTGATGATGATACTGCTACTGGGTCACAGTGTAAGGGTGATCAACTCCTAGACATTGAACGTTTTTGGTCTATTCAATTCTGGGTTGATGATTCTCCATACAATGCACAGGTGATTCGTGATCATGCTGTAGATTGCATTCGTCCCTCCCATAATGATGCTTTCTGGGCAGATTATGGTGATCAGTGATCCTATCATGCAGCATTATTTGTTATCAAGAACTCTGATGCTGATGTTGATCCAAATGAACAACACAATTATTGAACTGAAATCATGCAAGAATACTACTCCAGTTTCTACAAAACTTTGGTTCTGAATGTTGCAACTATTTCTGCCATTGTGGTGGCAGTTGTAACATTTGCAATCAAAGCATTTAATGAGAACAATGGTGCGGAAGTTCTGCGGAACTATACACTAACTGTTCTGAACTTCATTGAGAAGATTGTGGCAAAAGATGTGCCCATTGATGATACACCTGTGCCAGTTGTCAAAGTGGCACAAAAGAGGTTGCGAAAGTCCTGATTCTGTGCTACCATACATGTATGGAAAAACAAATGACAACTGAGTTCCCAACTCTACAATCCAAGGATGGCACAATGATTGTGTCATTCTACCCTGTAAAAACACCCTTTGGAGATATATCTAAGACCTTCGTCTTTAAGGTGCTTGAGTGGAAAGGAATTGACACTATTTCCAAGAAGTTCATTAACAAAGTTGAGAAGAAAGTTCAACTGCGTGAGTATGAATCTCTTGGTTATGTTGTGATCAAAGACAACAGCAATCTTCCTCAACTTGGCAATCCTATGGCAGGTGCATGTTGATAGAAATGGATAAAGAACTTCTCACCTCAAAACTGAATAGAATGGCAACCACATGTTCAACTGCAATCTATGAATCAGTCATGGCAGTTGATGATAAGAAGAAAGGTTATGCTTATGCTGCTGGATATAGCAGAGCAGCACTGAAGGAGTTACTTAATGACATTCAATTTCTTTTGGAGGAAGTAAACAATGTGGGATGAGATTCAAGATATGGAAGCAGAAATCTTTGATATTGATGATAACACTGGATGGGCATTGTTCCCTAGTGAGGAATCAATCTCTGAGAAAGAAATTGATGCTATGATGGCACAATTCTGCACCCAGTAAGTTATACCATGTGCCACCTGAGGAAGTGGCACAAGACCCCTTGCAAAACCCCCAAACCTGTGCTACCATACATGTATGGAAAATCAAACTACTGAAATGACTCAAGTTCTTGTCAACACCTACCCTGCAAATGTTCAGGCAAAGATTGATGAACTGAAGGAACAAAACTATCATGATGAGGATATGTTTGACTTCATCAGTGTCTATGGAAATGACAACTTCATTCAATTCTATGAAGAATATGTCAACTATGGTGAAGACTATTCTTATGAAGCAGTTGATGCTTTTGTAGATGAGTTTGGTATTGATTGCATCTCAAACTTCTGTGATGCCTATTATGGACAGTTTGACAGTGAGGAACAATTTGCAGAGCAATTTGTTTCTGATTGCTATCCTATCAATCTGAATGATACTCCTATTGTTGTAGATTGGACTAAGACTTGGGAATGCAATCTTTACTATGATTTTGCATTTAATGATGGTTTTGTGTTCACCAAAAACTTCTGATAGTTGCACTGAGTCCTTCCATTTAGGTGGATTCTCTGCAACCTTCTGTTGCACCTTTCCTTTACACTAACTACCACAAATGACTGCTACTCTGAACATGCCTAAAGTTGTTGCTCTGTCTATGCTTGCCAAAGCACAAGATGGTGCACAACTTCTGGAGATTCTTGATGCTGTAGTTGATACTCAAGAGGATCAAGTTCCTACTGTTGATGAGTATCCTAGTGATGCCTACATCATGGAAAATGATTATGATGATAGCATGGATGTGTGACCTCTAAATGATATCATGTGCCACTAATCAAAGTGGCACAATACACTTGACAAATCCCCAAAAATGTGCTACCATACTTGTATGGAAAAACAAATGACAATCACTCAACCCCAAACTTATAATGGTTGGGCAAACTATGAGACCTGGAATGTATCCCTGTGGATTCAAAATCAACCCTTCCTGTATAACACTGCTATTGCATGTGTAGAGTATGTTTCTGATGATGAAACTCCCTATCAAAAGTTCATCAGAAACATGCACAATGTAGATAAGTTCACCACTGCTGATGGTGTTGCTTGGGATGATGAATTGATCAATCATGATGAAATCAATGAGATGATGTTTGATCATCACCAAGAGGAGAATGTTTGATGAAGAAATATATTTTTCAACATTGCAACACTAATCACATCAAGACCATCATTGCCACATCTGAGTATAAAGCACTGACTCAGAACTTTGGTAATCTTGCTGGATACACTTTCACCCATTCTCAACAACTCAACTCCTCTCATGGATAAAATGATTAACCAAATTGCAGAAATGATTGCTGATGCTGCTAATGATCCTCGCACTGCAGATAACATTCGTGAAATGCACAAACAACCTCAAGGTGCTGAAACTCTGCGTTTGATTGTGCGTGATAATGTAGCAGGTGCTGGTGATGTAGTTGCTAATGCACTCTGGAATTGATTGTACATTTTCACCCATTCACTACAACTCAACAACTAACTCAATGACCATTAAGTATACTTTTGACATCAACACTAAGCAACCTGTGTATGCTGTCTTCAACAATGATACATGTATTCTCCTGACCACATCTATCACCACTGCAGTTAACAAAGTCAAAGAGAAGTGACACACAAAAGTAACAAAGTTTTCCAACTTGAGTTATGTCCAGAGGATGCACAAAGAATACTCAATGGACTAGAACATCTCAAAGATCAGTTACACAAACAAATTGATGACTGTATAACTGAAGATCAGAAAAGTGTTGCCTGGTTAGAATGGTCTTATGTCAGTGAGTTACACTATGATCTAGAGACTAAGTTTAGACTTGATGTATGGTAACTGCGGATGAACTATGTGTAAATTAAGACATTTATAAATGGTTAAAAAAATATAGTTGAGTTTTCAACAGTTTTGTGTATATCTGGGGAAAAAGTGTGAATCATATGTATTATCTACTGTAAATCCTTGTTTTATAGTTATTGTGTCTAGAAATGGTGCATCTTATTGTGATCTTGGCCCCCATTGTATCACAAACCCTCCCAAAAGTCAAGACACCCAGGACACCAAGATTAGTGGCACAAGTTGACAAAAACCAGTGAGGGACAGTATAATTGACTGTGAGTATTGTGAGTTATATTATGAGTGAAGATGTGAGGATAGTGTATACTTATACCATTACAAATAAACTCAATGGAGAAGTGGTATATGTGGGCAAAAGTGTGAATCCTGAGAGTAGGTGGAGTGTTCACAAATCAGCAGTGAAGTGTGTAGGAAAGTATAATGAAAGGTTTTTGTGTCAATATATACACTACTACATGGGCAATTGTGGTATTGATAATTTCCAATTTGATGTGGTCAGTGATACAGACTGTGAGGCACAGTTAATAGAAGAACTGAGACCAATGTGCAATATAAAAACTGAAAGAATTGGAGAGGCACTAAGTGAAATCATTATTCCACCTGTTCAGTTATCCTTACCACTGTGAACAATAAGTATAATTACCCTGTGGAAATTGTGGATTTTGGGGAAATTCAGTGCTTCACAGTGGGTATACTCAGTGAATGTATGTGTGATCCTGTGAGTATTCTTGTGAAAACACAGTGAGGTATACTTAGCAGTGTATGTGTGGGTCTCAGTGATACAGGGGTTGACAAAATGCAGTGTGTATGATATAGTGAATTGGCAGGTGTTATGTTATATTTTGTGGGGGGTTTTGTGGTAATGCGAAAACTCCAAACATCCCTAACCTACAAAACTTTGAAAACAAGAGAGTTATTTCAAGTGTTAAAAAAAATTTTCTGGGGTCAAAAAATGCCTGTAAGGTTGCTCTATGAGAGGGTGTGGGGGACAAGTATAAGTCCTTTAGATGAGGTGAGTTATATTGTGAGTTGTTTAGGAGAGACCTTAAATATACTTAAATCCCATATTAGAAAAAAATTTTCCCAGGGTAAAAAATGGAATATAAGTTAATTGCAAGGGACAGGGTATTTTGTGAGGGAACTTTGAATGAGTGTCAAAAGACTCTCACAGGTATATCCCAGATGATTAGTGCAGGATTATCTACAGATTTCCAGGTAGAGGAATTTGTGATTGTATGTGATAAGAAATAAATATCTAAAAAAGGATTATGAAAAGTTTCAGAGAATTTTTAAATGAGGCTGGGGATTGGTGGGATCCAGATCCTAAGAAGGATCGTAAGATTAGTGGATCTGCCAATAAGATGAGAGCACGTGAAGATCGTGGGGATGATACATCAGTACAGAAGAAACCAGATTATAGTAAAAGATTAATGCCAGGTGAGACTTATCTACAATTTGCTAATCGTAAGAAAGCAGGAAAATGAATTGGTTTGAGTATTGGATTGGTCATTGTTGGATGAGTGGGTGGCAATCTATCAGAGGGGCATATAGAATATGGTCTGATTTAATGACAGGGAATTATAAGGATTATGCATTACTCAAAGAGGATGACCCTTACACAGAATGTCTAGAATGGTTCTGGGTGTCACTTGGTGAGGACAATACTTATCCCAGGGAGTTTCTGGAATATCTGCAACAGATGGTTGAAGATATTGAATCTGGTAAGGTAGAAACAATACCTTTTACAGAGGATACTATGAAAGAATTGGAAGATCTTATAGATTAAGTATTGTGTTGGGCGGTTAATCTCTTACAATAGGGGTATTGACTCAGAATAAATAAGGTAGTATCATTGACTTGATACACGTGTATATCAAACATTGAAAATTTTATGGCAAAAGGATTTACAGTAAAGGCAAAGAATCCTCCTGAAGATGTAGAAGAACCCCTTTATAATCTTGAGGAGTGTAAGGAACGCATTAGGGGTAAGAAAATTGTATTTTGTTTACCAGGACGTGGGGTATCATATATCTTTTTGAAGAACTTTGTGCAACTTTGTTTTGATTTAGTTCAAACAGGTGCCAGTATTCAAATCTCACAAGATTATAGTTCAATGGTGAACTTTGCAAGATGTAAGGTACTTGGTGCCAATGTTCTTGCAGGACCAGATCAAATTCCTTGGCAAGGACGTCTGGAGTATGATTATCAACTCTGGATTGATAGTGACATTGTATTCAATGCTGATGCCTTCTGGGGACTGGTACAGATGGATAAGGACATTGCTTGTGGTTGGTATGCAACAGAGGATGGTAGAACTACTTCAGTTGCTCATTGGTTGGATGAAGATGATTTCAAGAACAATGGTGGTGTCATGAATCATGAGATGGTTGATACTATCTCTAATAGAAAGAAACCATTCACTGTTGATTATACTGGATTTGGTTGGGTACTGATTAAGAAAGGTGTGTTTGAGCATCCTGAAATGAAGTATCCTTGGTTTGCTCCTCAGATGCAAGTCTTTGATTCTGGTGAGGTTCAAGATATGTGTGGTGAAGATGTATCATTCTGTCTTGATGCAATTCGTAAATGTGACTTTGAAA